GCCTTCTTTGCAGTAGACTTAGCCTTAGCAACTGTTTCTTTACCAGACTCGCCCAGGTCTTTTATCTCCTGGAGCAATCTGATAACTTCATCGATAGACACTGAGTCCACCTCAGTTATCTGCCGCTGTTGATTGGATTGCAATTGCCATGAAGTCTTTTGCAGAGAGAGAAACAATAGATGCGTTTACTCGAACAGTGACATTGAGTGCTTTACTTGCACCAGTGTTTAGCCCACCTGTTAGACCTACAATATACAGTTGATCGTTGACAACATATCGTCCATCATCGGAACCCTTGCCAAAGTTATCTGGATAAAGGTCTGCATCACTGGAGAGTTGGTTTGTTCCAGTATCAAAGTTTAGTTGTCCAGATGCAACCAAGGCACGATCATTGGAGAAAACTAAACCACCACGGTTTAGATCGGTAAGTTGTATTTTTGATTCTGAATCACCAGAATAAGTTACTTGCATTGCTTCACCAGCAGTTGTTCCTTGGTAAATGAAATCAACAGAATGAATTTGAAGTGCTTGACGATCTCCAACATCGACATAGCTTCCTAGGTCAATAGTAGCAAATGTTTCAGTTCCATTTGCTGTAATAGTCAATCGTTCGGTTAGCGTAAACATGCTTGTCTTTCTTGTAGCCATAATAATCACGGGGTGGAGTGGGGTTTTCTCTGCTAGCGAATCGACAGACTAGTTCCCCACTCCGACTTTACTAAGTGAAGCGGGCTTATTAACGTGCCTTTCAGAACTTGCAGTCCTATCTTGGCGAGCGTAGCGAGCAAATCTTCGCACCACCACCTCCCGACCTCCAACCCTATGGTATAGCACCCGCTATATTATTCTGCTTGCAGATTTTTTCGGCGAATATACTAAATAACATTATTATTTAGGTTGAAACATGGCGAACCAATACTCCATAACCGTGAGCAACGGGGCTGATGCTGTCCTCAAGAAGTGCAAAGATGGAGGTGCAAAGATAAGTCAAGTAATCTCATCGTGCATCGAGATGCTTGGCTATGACGCTGTCATGACGATGGCGATGAAACAACGCATTCTTTCTGATTACATGAACAAGGAGGACGAGTGAATGGTAGTTATTCCAAAGACAGTTGAGTTCCAACCGGGTAACGGCACTCGTTACGAGGTCACAATGGTTGACGATCCACACGGCGGCATTCTCGTCGTATGGCCGAAGCATGCGACATACAGATGGTTTCCCCAATCTCTCGAATGGGATCCGCAGAACTTACAATTTCTTCATGGCAAACTCAACGTGTACGACATGGCTGCAATTCAAGAATTCCTAAACAAGAGCTTCCAGAGTGGGTTTTGATGTTTGGAATGCAAGTTGCTTGTGGATGTCGAACCGATCACCCTGCATCATGCGACCCAATCGAACATTGGGATGGTGGCAACGTCGGAGGATGGACAGAGGGCCGTCGTTACCTTTGGCAATGTAGCGAGTGCGGTACTCAAATTGTTGTCAACATGAAAGTGGTGGAAGAAGAATGAGTGGCATTGAATACACACGTAATCGTTCATGTCAATGCGACGCATGTCAATGCGTAGTTTTCAAACATGAACCAATGTATTACTACAATGATAACAAAATATGCGAATTGTGCGCTGTTTGTTTGGGACTTTAGATCCAAAGCCAAGCCATCAGAACATAGTCTGCAATAGTTGCTCCAGCAACCGAGACCAATGTAGCAATTGAAAGAAAGACGTTGAACTTCATCAATGATTCTAAGGATGTTTCTTTTGCTTCTTTCTTTTCTGCTCGTGCCATTAGCCATTCAGCAAACTTTGTAGTTGGTGTTTTCTTTTCTTCAATTGGAGTTTCTTCTGTACTCATATAATCATGCCTCCCATTCCTACGAGTGCGGTATCTTCGTACCTTCGTATTTCTGGAGTAAACAAATTCATGGCTCCTGCGCCACCTGCCTCAATCGTTCTGATCGCTAATTCGGTAGCTACAATATCTGCAACCTGAAATGAAATTACTGGTATTCTTACTAGGGGATGAAACTTAGTTAGTACAGTAAGAGGTACTTGTCCCTCTTCGAACATTAGTTCTTCGAGATAAGTAAGTTCAGGTGCTAATGGCATATCAATCAACGTCTGGTTCGTTCTGCAAATTGTAGGAGCGCATAAGACGCATGAGGTATTGGTATTCTGGTTCTTCTTTAGCAGTTGCTTGTAGTAAGAACCTGGCAGGCAATACAGTGTAATTATCTGCAGTATTGTTGGCATCGATAGCAACAACTCGGTAGACATAAACTCGGTCACTTGCAGTTGGTTGCATAGATCCAAGTTGATTAGTAGATAACAAATTAAAATATCCAGAAGCTGCGAAATCTAGGTCAACAACAAATATTCTGTTGCGTGCATAAACAACCTGGTCAAAACTTGGGAATGTAGATTGAACCATATTGCCAACCAGTGTGAATTGTGTCAAGTCATCATCAGTTAATGGCGTCGAAGTCATAAGGTCGCTAATGGCTAAGAGATCACCTGCAACACCATTTAGGTGCGCTGGGTTTCCTAAATCTTGAACTGTTGCAGCTTCGAAGAACAAGGTCTTTTGTTCTTGACTCATCCCAGCAAGATCGTAATAGGTTTCGAATACGAAGAAATTGGCTATTTGTCTCCAGCCAGTAGACCCAGTAATAGAAAATGCAGGGCCAGATTTAACAGCATTGATTAAATTAATATCTTTAGTTAATATCTTCATTTCATCGACCTCTTTCTTTCTGGTGAACGCTTCCAAGACTTTGCAGCTCTTTTGAATAATACCTGGTGATTAGATCGTGGATGTTTCTTCTTGAGTTCTGCAAGCTTCTTCTTCATGTACTTGTTATACGCGCTTGGTGCTCGCTTAACTTTCTTTGCGACTTTCTTAGCCTTCTTTGCAGTAGACTTAGCCTTAGCAACTGTTTCTTTACCAGACTCGCCCAGGTCTTTTATCTCCTGGAGCAATCTGATAACTTCATCGATAGACACTGAGTCCACCT